ATTTTGAAACAATAGTATTTTGAATAGACCTAATACCAAGTGTTTGAAATTTAGATGTTGATATTGGAAATGCACCACTCATTATACTAACTCACTTCTTCCTTTTTCTGCTAAAGCATTGTTTATTATTCCTGTTATAGTACCTCTGTTCTCTTGTAAAGCATCACTAAATCCTCTTGAATCTATTGTATTGATTGTAAAGTTGACATTAACTGCTCCACTTCCTGTACCTCTAGCATTTTGTGTTATTTGACCTGTACTATTCGGAACAAATACTTCAGCACCTCTTTCTCCAACTACTATTGGTTTTCCTTTAGATACTGCTCCTCCTTGTGCAAAACCACCACCTCCTCCACCTAACAATAAAGAAATAAATTGTTGTTTGTTTTTATCTTTTTGTTCATTTTTTTGGTTTCTTAATTCCTGTGTTTGTGCTTTCATTAAAGCTAATTTTAAAGACTCTGCTGTAACTTGTGCTTTATTTATTCCTAAAATATCTTCACAAACATCTTTTTGATTTTTAAAAATATCAAATATTGTTCCTGATAATGCTTTTCTTATTAATTCTTGTAAAACTATTTGAATTGTAAATGCTACTAAATCAACCATAATTTTTTGTGCTAATTCTTTCATAGACATATTTAAATCTTTACCAAGAACTATTGCTTCAGCTAATGACTTTGAAAATGCTTTTAAGCTACTATGTGCCATTTTACCTATTGTTTGATTAATAGATTCAAAATCTTTTTTAAATGCAGTAAGTATATTTTCTTTTACTTTACCTAACTCTATTCCAACCTTTTTACTTTCTTCTGTTGCACCTTTAAGTTTATTTAATATTTCTTCTACTTGTTTTGCTGATAATAAAGCTTTTGCTTCTAAAGTTTCTAAAAATGCTCTAAGTTTTTTTGTTGTTGTATCTAAACCACCACTTGTTGCTTCAAGTTCTTTTCTATAATCATTAATAGGTTTCTGTAAATTTGTTGCTATTCCAACTAATCTATTATTTTGATTTAATATTTTTACAAAATTTTCATCGCTTACTAAACCTAAAGATTTTCTTACCTCTAAAATTATTTGGTTAAACTCTGCAAAATTCATCAAGAGTTTTCCCATCATTGATCTTATTTCATCAATAAAACCACCAATAATAATTACTAAAGCTTTTCCTTTTCCACCAAGCATTAAGAAACCCAGAATACCAAAAGTCCTAACTCCCTCAGGCAAAGTTCTTAAAAAATCAAAAAGACCTAACAAGGATTGTCCAATAAAAGAAAATATTGGTTTTATTGCTTGTATAATTACAGCACTACCTAATATAATTTGTTTTGTTGCTGTAATAAGACCAGCAGATAACTTTTGTCCAAAACCTGTTAATACTTCTGAGTTGTTTTCTATTAGTTTATTAATTTCTACTAAACCTTGTTTGATAAAATCAAAAAAACCAGCTTGTGCTGTATCTAATCTAAACTTAAATAGTTTATCAGATAGCATTGATAAAGTACCTGTAAATGAAGTTGATAGAACTTCAGTAGCTTTTTCAAACTCTCCACCCTCTCCAAATAGTTCTCTAAATCTTTTCTTTGTTTCTTCTGTTGTGACTTGTACTCCAGCTTTGAATCCTAATAATGCTCTAACACCTCTTTCTCTAAATAAGTCTGCACTACCAATACCTGAAGAAAATGATCTTTGTATTTGCTCTGCTGTTGTTCTAAAATCTAATCCTGTGACCGATGCAACATTACCTGTTAGTTTTAAAACTTCATTTAATTCTTCAGCATTTTTTGTGACAACAGCTAAGTTTCCAGCACCAGCTTGAATTTCCTCTAGTGAAAAAGGTACTCTACCAGCAAAGTCTATTAATCCTTGAAAAGCTTTGTCTCCCTCTTTGACACCTTTAAATAAGAAAGCGAATCTTAATCTTAATTGTTCAACAGTTGATCCAACATTTAAAATTGATTTAATAGCAAGTCCACCACCAATACCAATAATTGCACCCTGAACAGAGAATACTGCACTTCTTAAATTTGATAATCCAGCCCTGACACCATTAAAAGCTTGTTTGGTTTTGTCTTTTGCTAATATGTTTAATACTAAATTTTGTGCCATTATCTGTGCCTTGTCTTATTCATAGCTTGTTCGTGTTCTTCGCTTTCTAATAAAAGATAGCCTAACCAATGGTTATACTCCCATTCTTCCATTTGTAAAACTTCTCTTAAAGATATTTTTAATCTATCAGCTACAATAAAACAATTCTTTAATTCAGGCTCAGATTTTAGTTTTTTTTTACCTGTTCGGGATGGATAGCTTGTACCATAGCAGTTGCTATCCTAGAGAGGACATCAGAATCAACTTTGTGCATTAAGCCAAGTTTATCTTCTAATGCAAATAATTTGTTACCATCTTTATCTAGTGCTTTCATAACTAGAATATCAGCAAGAATACTAACATCGTTTAGGTTGTCAGATTTTCTAAATAGTTTATTTTTTTCAGATAGAGTAATTGGATTCCAATAAATTAAACTTGGATTACCAGCTTCATCTTTCCATTCTTCAACTTCAATATGTTGAACACCAAGAGACTCAAAATGAGATTTTGCTCTGTCAATAAATTTCATACAATATTATTAGACAGTTCCTCTTGTTAATGCTCCTGTGCCTTGAAAAGTGACCGATCTAGTAGTTATACCATCTAATGTCACATTAACACTCATACCTGTAATGATTCCTGAGCCTGTAAAAATTTCATCTCCTGAACCATCTCCCTCAGGCCCTAAAATAAAAGCTATTTCAGTTCCAGCAGTTAATGTTTGTTGTGGAGAATCAGTTTCATCATAACTCATTTCTAAACTTCCTGAAAATGATGTTCTTCCAGCTACAAATGATTTAGTTGCATCAGATAATTGAGTATCTTCTACGACATCAGCAGTAGTTTCTAAAGTATAAGATGTAAGTTCACCTATACCTGTTCCACCAGCTTTTACGACTCCTTCTTTTCCAAAGTGTGTTGCCATTTTTTATTTTCCTTTTTGCTTGTTGATATATTTTCTTTTTCTTGTTTCCAGCCTAAACTTATAAAACTATCAAGTTGAGTTTCATTAATAGTTATCTCATTCCCATCTTTAAATAATTTAATGTCCTTAGCCATAAAGTCTTTTACTCCTTATCTTCTTCTTCGTCAATATCTTCGTCATCATTATCTTCATCAAAATCTTCTTCTGAATCATCTTCCCATTTCTCATCTTCTTCTTGGTCTCTTAAATCAGCAAGTAAATCTTTCACTTCTTCGCACATCATTGATTCCTTATCATGTAGCTTTTCAATGCTGTCTATTTTCTTTTCTATCTTATCTATAATTTTATCTTTATTTGCCATATCTTCTCCTTGTTTATGGAGTTCCAGCTTGGAACTCATAAGTACATCTTACAACCATTCTTATACCACCAATAGGAAACAATGTACCCTCGTCTGTTTCTACACTTGTGACTTCAGTATCAAGTGCGTTGCTACTTCTTGTAATATCAGATTCTAATGCAGTTTCAATAGCTGTAATAAGTTGGTTTCTAAGTGTATCTATATTAGATTCAGCACCTTTTACAAATCCAAGTATAACAAAGTCAATAGTACCTATTCTAGTTCTAGCACCATCTCCTAACTCTGAGTCCTCTCTAGTTTCTTCTGATGTTTGTACTATTACTGCTGGATATTGTTTGTCTGATAACTCGTCTAATTGAAATGGTTGTCTAGTTGCTTTTATAATATCAGGGCTAGAAATAGCAGATATGACTGATAATAAATTAGATGCTATATTTTCTCTTACACTCATAGTTTCATTTTCTTTAATTCTTTTGCAACAAATCTGTTGAACTGTTTGTTTATAATCTTTTCTGTTGTATTGTTAAAGGCAAAAAATTCTCTTTTAGGCTCATTTAATACTTGGTTAAATAATGCTCTTTGTCTCATTTGTGAATTGCTAAAACTTATAGATACTTTGTTTTTTCCTGTAATTTTAATTGTTCTTCCTGATGGTGTTATTGAGCCTAACATTCTTCCTGTATTAAATAAATCTACCTTAGTTGATTTTCCCTCTCTTTGTAATTGTTTTAAATAACCATCAGAATATGGAGCAAATGGATTACCTCTAAAATCAACTCCTTTAGCTGTTTTAGTTCTAACAATATCTAATAATTGAAAACCACCTTGTAAAATACCTTTATCAATAATTGATGGAAACCTACTTTGTAATCTCTTAAATCTTTTTTCAATAGCTTTACTGTTAGTTTTTATCTTAACATCTAAAGCCATTATCTAGTCAATCGTCTATAACCATGTAAAGGCTCTCTTTCACTTACCTGAATAGTGCCATCTGCTGTTGCATCATATTCAACACCATCTTCAAGTATAGATCGCCATTCCTTATTGTATTCTGACATATAATATTCAGACATTCTTTCAAATCTGTCTTTTTCTGTCTCAGGTCTAAACTTAGTTAATGCTGGTAAATAGAATCTTCCTAAAAATAAATATATTCCAGCCCTCTCAAACTGATCTAAATTTACTTTTGTGTTATCCATCTCAGCAGTATTAAGAACTGTAATATCTGTAAATACATTTGTTTTATATACAGGCCACCATTCTATTCTTAATTGTCTTAAAATATCGTTTGTTGTTTGTGCTAGAAAGTTTGTTGTTTCAGTAGCAGTTGTTGAGATACCAAAATCAAAAGCATCAGGCTGATATTTTAAAACATCTGATGTAGTAATTACATTTGCACCTGTATAATTAGCCATACTAGAATACCCAAGTTAAAATAATAGCAACAACTATAACAACTCCAGCAGAAACTCTAGGATTGTCTTTTGCCATTTTCCAATATCTTTTTAAATTTTTCATTTCTTTTTCCTTGTCTTTTTTTTCTTTGGTTTTAATTGAACAACTTTATCAGAAATGTCTTTTACTGTCGCTTTTTTAATTTCTTTTTTTACTTCATCAACAGGAACAAAACCATTATTTTGAAAATGTTTTATATTAACTTCGTAATAGTGTTTATTTTTAACTATTATTTTTTTACCATTTGTTAATTTTATATCCATAAATTCTCCTATTTAGTATCAGGGCAATTTCTCGCCCTGATAACATAGTAATTATTAGCCTTGAATTGATGAGTCTGCTTCAACTTCACAACCATATGAATCGTGTAATTCTTTTACACCATAGACTGCTGTTGCAACAATTTCATCGGCTCTAAGAGACGCATCTCTTTGAGTTTCGATTTTCAAGTCTTGCATCATTGCTAATGCTAAAGCTTCAGGATGGAAAACTGCACCTTTGTAATCTCCTGTTGTTCCCGGATCATTACTTGATGAGTCTGTCATATTTGAAGTTTCAAACACATTAACACCAGCGATTTGACCAGCAAATCCTGTTCTTAATGCTTCATTTCCAGCACCCATATTTGGGTTAGCAAATGTGTTTGTTAAACCTGATTTAAGATCAAAAGCTACTTGTGGATGTAATATACAAGAAAGATTATCACTTGGTACACCTGTTGATCTTAATTTAGCAACTGCATTAAAGATTAATCCAGCCGACATTACAGTCGTTGCTGAACCAACAGTATTTGAAAAACCACCAAATAAAGCTGTTAAATCTTTATCAATTTTTCTTGCAATCGCTTCTCCAAAAAGCTTACCAATGTCTCCAGCAACATTTCTTGGTGCTGAGTTTCTTGCTAAATCTGTTAGAGTAGTCATTATTCCATTTTCTGATGCTGTGATAGTCACAGAAGTTGGATTGATTTCGGTATTGGCTAAGTCAGAAGCCTCTGATACAGCACTAGCACTAACACTAGAATATATCGGCACTTCAACTGACTTTCCACCACCTGTTATAGCATAATTTTTTACAAGTGGTCTCATAATTGATCTTTCACTTGCTACAAATAATGCTTCTGCTACGATCTCAGTATATAATTCCGAGAGTGTAGAACTTGTGCTTTCGTTTGCCATTGTATTTGTCCTTTATTATTTATTGTTTAAGTTTATTTGAATAGCACCTGAATCTCTTTGTTTGCGATATTCTGCATACTTCTGACGATCTTCGGCATTACTCATGTCTAAATCCTGAATATTAAATGGTTTTACAGTTTTACCCTCAATGCTACTCTGACTTCCTGTACCAGACAAAGACCCTTTTCGGAAATGTGGGTTAGCATCTAAAAATTCATTAACTCTATCTTCTATTGTTAACAATTCCCCTTTTGAGTTGTATCTTATGTTCTTGTTATTATCAAGTATTTCTACTCTACCATCGTCATTGTAATTAACTTCGTTCTTTAACAAAGATACTACTTGGTCAGGTGCAATAGCATTGTTCTTAGAAGCTAAAGATAATATAGAATTATCTACATTAATTGTTTTAACTTTAGCTTTCCAATCAGCTAACTCTTTATCTTTATCAGCTATTCTTTGTTTCATAAGTTGTTCAAGATCAGCTTTTGATTTAGCTTCCTGTACTTCTTTTTCTTTAAGCACTTCTTCCTCTTGTTTCTTAGCTTCGTCTAACATTCTTTGATGTTTAGACTTCTCAGCTTCTAGTCTTTGCTTGACAATTCTATCTACATCTTCTTGATTAAATGTTGGTGTTGGTTTCTCGTCAGTTTGAGTTTGTTTAACTTCAGCTTCCTGAACATCATTTTTCGGTTGATTAACCTGTGTGTCGTCTGACATTGTTTCTCCTATTGTTTATATTGTTGATGTATCACTACTTTTTAATTAAATCAATATGCCTGTCTCATTTGGGTCATATCCAAATAAGTCTATTATTTGTTTTTTAGAGATAGGCTCATTGTTTGATATAGCCTTTT